TAGAGTATCTATTAGATGATAGGGTTAAAAAAATTGTTATCACCAGACCTGTTGTTGAAGCAGGAGAAAAGATAGGTTATCTACCTGGTAAATATGAAGAAAAATTATTTCCATATTTATTGCCCATAGAAGATGAAATTAATTATTTTATTGGTCAAGCACTTAATGCTACTTTAAAGCTTAATAACAAGATAGAAATCGTACCACTTGGTTTTATGAGAGGGCGTAATTTTCATGATAGTTTTATTGTGGCTGATGAATGTCAAAATGCGTCATATGAGCAATTAAAGATGTTATTGACAAGAATCGGACAAAACAGTAAAATGGTTCTAACTGGCGATGTTTCTCAATCAGATCTTGCTAGACATTTGCAGGGTGGTTTTTATGAGATGATGAATAATCTTGCAAATGTAGAAGGTATAGGTATTTCAACATTAACAGATAATGATATTGTACGTAATCCTATTATTGCCAAAATTTTAGCAAAACTAGATATTTATGAACAAGGCAGAAAATAGCACATGCTTACTATTAAATGCTGACTATTCACCATTAAAGATTATTAGTTGGCAAAAAGCAATTATATGGTCTATGAAATATCAATATGATCATAACTATGCTATAGAAATAGTTGAGTATTACCAAGATAAATATATACAAGGCACTAACGATAAAAGACACCCAGTACCGTCTGTTGCTAAAACAGTAAAGTATTTTAATCTATTCAATAGGTCATTAAAATTTTCTAGACAAAATCTCTTTATAAGAGATAATTATACTTGTCAATATTGTGGTAAAAGTTTTGCATATCAAGAACTAACATATGATCATGTTATTCCTAAAAGTAAATTTGGAGCAAACAAAGAATTAGCAACTAATTGGTGCAATATAACAACAGCATGTACAGTATGCAATAGAAGAAAAAATAATAAGACACCAGAACAAGCAAGTATGAAACTACTAACAAACCCACATAAACCCAAATATGATTCTAGGTTCTTGCCAGTGTCGAGACAACTTTCTACTATAGGTATAGACATGCCAGCAGCATGGAAAAACTATCTATCCTTATATTCTTAATAAAATGGACCCAATAGAAAAAATAGGACTATTAGCTAAACAGTATTTTACAAACGAAGAGTATGTAAAATTTGTTGATTTATTTGCTATTCTAAATCAGAGAATAGCCAATGACATAGTGACAGAAGATGAAACTATTAAGGAAAAAGATATAAAATACCCCTATCAGATAGAGCTTGTACTAAATACAAAATTATTTAGACACAATCAGTTAGGAGAAAGGGTGGAATTAATTAAAGCATTAGAATTTCCTTTTACTAAAAAAGTAATGATTGGTGAAGAACCATTACCAATTATTGAATCTATTGTTAACGCGATAAAAAATATTTGATATGCAGTTTATCTCTAAATACTCTAATAATAAGTCAGTCACAGCAGCTCAGTATATTACTGAGATTATCTGTGAAAGAAAGGCCCAAAAAGATGGATCAGATTTACACTATCGTTTTTGGACTTTAAAAAAATGGGCAAAATTCTTTAGGGATCAAATAGCAACAGCAAATAAATTACTCAAAGATTATGATGCGAGAGCAATTATTAAGGCATTACATGATCCTAAAGCAAAATCAATATACTCTTTAAGAGCACCTTTTCTTAAAGACATTATTATTACACAACAAAAAATATTAGAAACCACAAATACAACGTTAACGCAAAACTTTGAAAGAAAAGAAAATATAAATCATAGAGTATCTGGTCAAAATAAAAAAAATATCATTTCAAAAATAAAGGATATAGAAAATGGCAGTTAAAGAAGATGTTAAAAAAGATTATGGATCAGATATTATCCTATCTGCTAATGCTATTATAGATAGAAAGTCTATCGTAATTCCTGTAAGCCCAGCATTAGATCTGGTATTGCAAGGTGGTATTCCAGAAGGGAGTTTCGTTGTATTTACGGGCCAACCCAAGTGCGGGAAAACAACAACATCTCTGGCATTTGCTGCTACAGCACAAAAAGAAGAATACCAAGGAGATCTTAAAAAACCTAGACATGTATACTATCTAAATATAGAAGGTCGATTAAAAAAGAGAGACCTAGAAGGAATCCCTGGATTAGATCTAGACAGATTTGATGTTATAGGATCACAGCAAGGTAAAATTCTACACGCTGAAGAGTATTTACAAATAGCTGAAAAACTTATTAATGAAGAACCAGGGTCACTAATAATTATAGACTCTTATTCTGCATTATGTACCGAAGCAGAGATTACCAGTGATATGGACAAGATGCAAAGAGCCGATGGTGCAAAACTTTTAGCTAAATTTTGTCGTAAGGTTGCAAATGTTATTCCAGTTAATAGAAATATAGTGATAGGTATTACGCATCTCATGGGTAATCCGGGATATGGAACGAGCGAATGGAAAGAAAAAAGTGGACAAGCAATTGCTTATCAAACTGATGTAAAATTAAGAGCTAAGTTTCATAAGGCGTGGTCTTTAGGAACAGATGGTGTTCAAATAGGACAAGAAGTAGAATGGCAAGTATTATGTTCAGCATTAGGTCCTCCCGGAGGCACCATAACATCATATATTAGATATGGAGAGGGTATTGATAAACACACAGAACTGGTTATGATAGCTACAGACATGGGTCTAATCAACAAGGGTGGTGCTTGGTATACTCTTGATTTTGTAACCGATGAAAAACTGAAATTTCAAGGAGCAGAAAAAGTTAGACAATATCTTGTTGATAATCCAAACAGATATGAAGAACTATATACTGCAATTAAGTCCACAGTTGGTATCAAAGCATGAATGTATATGACTTAGATGATAATATGTATGCTTGGAATTTGGTTGGACATAAACCAAATCTGAATATTAAAAAATCTTCGTTACATTTAAGAGCTAGAAACATTATTATTTCTACTTATCCAACATTACAAATATTGGAAGAAGTTCCCATAAAGACACATAAAAGCGATACATTATATTTGGATTTTTATATACCATTAAAAAGAATGTGCATAGAGACCCATGGAGAACAACACTATAAATTTGTTGCTCATTATCATGGTAATACTTTAGGATTTCTTAGACATAGAAAAAGAGATTTTGAAAAACAAGAATGGTGTGATAAAAATGGTATTATTTACATAGAATTTCCTTTTGATGAAAGCGATGAACAATGGCAGAAACGACTAGAACAGCAAAAGAACAATTAGAAGAATGGGACAAGATACTAGATGAATATGAATCATCTATCGGACTTGCTAAATATCAGTCAGATCTTTTTCCAGAATCAGAGAGTAATATATATTTCTCAATGAATAGGGATCAGATAGAAAAATTAACTCCAGAAGATTGTTTACAGATAGCATATAGACTAACGCAATTATCATTGCACATACAAAGAACAAACAATAGAGAATTAGCTAGATACAATTGGGCAGATGAGACAATGAAAGAAGTTATAGCAGATGAGATCAATAACTATAAAGGTTATGGTTTCATGGAAAAATCTCTTCAGGCTATCAAACACAATGACAAGGCGACCGCACTGAATAAAATTAAGAAGTATGCCAAACAAAGGTCCGATAGGTTGTCATATTTATCTGGCAATATTAAAAATTTGGCTGATATTTTAACAATGGTTTACAGATCAAAGGCATCTATTAAGAATTAATTATGATACTCAGTGATACAGCAGCAGAAAGAGCAGTATTGGCAGGCATCTGTTCTTATGGTGAAGAAATATATATCGATATTAATGATCTTGTTAATGAAAAGTGTTTTACAGTAGATAGTAATGGTCTAATTTTTAGATGTATAAAACATATCTACGATAAAGATGCTAAACTAAATATAGACATAGCATCTATATATTCTGCAGCAAGCGAAATTGGTATTTCTCATCTATTAACATCAAAAGAAGAAGCTCAACATCTTAGAGCAATACTAGAATTTCCAGTTAGTAAAGATAATGTTAGAAAATTTGCTATTAAGATTAGAAAACTAGAAATTGCTAGATCTTTACACAAACAATTAGAAGATACTCAAGATAAATTATTAGATATTTCCGGATCTGAATCTATTACTAGTATTTTAGCCATAGCTGAAGATGCGGTATTTAATTTTTCTACCGAGCTTGGAAACGATGGCGATAATAATCCATCAATGATGTCTGCTGGTATAGATGACTATATTGATTATCTACAAACCAATAAAATAGATCAAGTTGGTATTTCTACTGGATTTCCAGTATACGATCAGGCTATTGGCGGCGGACTAAGAAAAGGCACCATTAATGTTATTGGTGCTAGACCAAAGGTTGGTAAAACATTACTCTCTGATAATATGGGTCTGCATATAGCTAGACAAAATATTCCAGTATTAAATATGGATACAGAAATGAATAAAGAAGATCATATCCATAGAATACTAGCAATGCTAACCGAAATAGAGATCAATAAAATAGAAACAGGAAAGTTCACGGACTCTCCTGTACAAAAAACAAAAATAGCAGAAGCTGTTGATATTCTAAAGAACGCACCATTGTATCACAAATCAATCGCCGGAAAAAGCTTTGATGAACAATTAGCCATTATGCGTAGATGGTTAGTTCAAGAGGTTGGACTAAACGACGACGGATCCGCCAAAGATTGTGTTATAGTATATGACTATCTCAAACT